GTTTGCTGAAGCATGGAGTTACTATTTGATCAAAGCAAGTGCAGACCTAGCTGAAGAGCAAGGTGCATGTTTGTGGAGCGATCAAACCAAATATCATAACGGACTTACACCTAACCAAACATACAAACAAGATGTAGACGAACTAGTTGCACACAAAGAACGTATGCCTTGGAGAGAACTAAGAGATCAACTAAAACGTACTGGTATTAGAAACAGTACATTGATGGCACTAATGCCAGCTGAAACATCAGCACAAATTTCAAATGCTACAAACGGCATTGAACCACCTCGCAGTCTTGTAAGTGTTAAGCAAAGTAAACATGGTGTGCTAAAACAAGTGGTACCAAGTATACACAAGCTAAAGAACAAGTATGAATTACTTTGGGATCAAAGATCACCTGAAGGATATCTAAAGATTATGGCAGTATTACAAAAGTATATTGACCAAGGCATCAGCGTAAACACAAGTTACAATCCAACATTTTACGAAGATGAAAAAATTAGCATGAGTGAAATGCTAAGACATTTGATGATCTTCTACAAGTACGGAGGTAAACAGTTATATTATTTCAACACCTATGATGGACAAGGTGAATTAGACATTGACAAATTAGCAGAATCAACTAATATAACTGTACCTGAAGAACAATTTGAAGAAGAAGACTGCGAAAGCTGTGTAATATAAGAAAGAGAAAAGATGAGTGTATTGAATGAGAAGGCACGGAACAAGCACCTCGAAAGTTTAATGTTCCTAGATCCAAATGGAGGCGTTGACATCCAACGTTATGATACGTTAAAGTATCGTCAGTTTGACAAACTAACCGACAAACAGTTGGGTTTCTTTTGGAGACCTGAAGAAGTAGATGTGTTGCGTGATGCAAAAGACTTTAAAGAGTTGACAGAGCATGAACAACATATTTTTACCAGTAACTTGAAAAGACAGATACTACTGGATAGTGTGCAAGGTAGAGCCCCAGCCGACAGTTTTAATCCACTTGTAAGTTTACCTGAGCTAGAGAATTGGGTAACAACATGGACGTTTAACGAAACTATCCACAGTCGCAGTTACACACATATTATTAGAAATGTGTATTCAAACCCAAGTATTGTATTTGACGAGATGATGGAGATTGCACCTATTATGGATTGTGCAAGTGATATCAGCAAGCACTATGATGACCTAATTGAAATGGGTCAATGGTACAATTTACTAGGTGAAGGTACACACACTGTCAATGGTAAGAAGATTGTAGTTGACAAATACGAATTGAAAAAGTTAATATGGAAAGCTATGATGAGTGTAAACATTCTTGAAGGTGTTCGCTTTTATGTATCGTTTGCATGTAGCTGGGCATTTGCTGAACTTAAGAAGATGGAAGGCAATGCTAAGATTATTAAACTTATTTGTAGAGATGAGAATGTACATTTGGGTAGTACCCAAACATTACTAAAACTGATGCCCAAAGATGATCCCGACTTTGCTCGTATCCAAGAAGAAACTCGGGACGAAATGGTTCAACTATTTGTTGATGCAGTAGACCAAGAGAAAGCCTGGGCAGACTATTTGTTCAAAGACGGATCAATGATTGGACTAAATGCACAACTATTAGGTGAATATGTTGAGTGGACTGCCAATAAACGTATGACGGCAGTAGGACTTGACAGCCCATACAAAGGTGTAAGTAATCCTTTACCGTGGACACAAAAGTGGATTGCTGGTGCTGAAGTACAAGTGGCACCACAAGAAACTGAGATTAGTAGTTACGTTATTGGTGGTACTAAACAAGATGTTAACGGTAGCACTTTCGCAGGAATGAAATTGTGATTACGGTATACAGCAAGCCATTGTGTCATTTTTGCACAATGGCTAAACAATACTTAGATACAAATGGATTCGAATACGAAGAAATACGAGTGGATACCAATCCTGAAGCTAGAGAGTTTTTGATAAGTGAAGGGCATAGAACTATGCCTCAAATTTATAATAATGGAAAACTACTAGTAGCAGGAGGTGGGCAAGCACTTGTTCGTATGGATCCAAAAATGGTAAGAGAACTCATAGGAGAAATCGATGTTGGTGACATCCAATTATAAAAAGAATGACATTATAGGCATTAAACTTAGTACAGGCGAAGAAGTTGTAGCTAGATTTGATAAGTTTGATTCGGCAACTAATCAAAAAACACTGTACATTGTAAAACCAACTGTACTAACACTAAACCCACAAAACGGACAAGCAATGCTTATTCCGTGGCTAATGAGTATGGATGTACACAGTAGTGACCCAGTTACAGTTAGTCAGGATCAAATTGTTGCTATGTACAAGCCATCTAAAGGCATTGGTGATGTTTACATGCAAGGTTCTAGTGGTATTACAATGCCAAGTGCCCAAGATACAGAAAAGCTCACAGGACTTTTATAAATACTTGCATGGCAAGGTTTATTCATAGAAATGGTGACAGTAGGACATGTGGTGCAACAACTATAGCACAACAGACAAATGTCAGAGCAAACAGTCGACCTATTTCAATACAAGGCGATCCTAACACACACGGTGGCGGAGCTCTTAGAGCAACTGAAACTGTAGGTAAAGTCCGCATTGGCGGAATACCAGTTATTTTACAGCAAGATCCTGCTAGTCCGGATTCATTGTGTCCTCCTTTGGGCGGTAATCATTGCGGTCCAAATGCTAGTAGTGCTAGTCCTAATGTTAGAGCCGGCGGAGGTCAAACAGTACAATGAGTTTTAAAGATTTTAAAGGTGGTCTGCAAAGTGCAAATGACTACTTGGATACGAAACATCATCTCAGTGGTACACAAGCCGCTGGTACTGATGCATTACGTGGTGTAGTAAGTGCAGAATACAGTTTTACTCTCAGAGAACTACTATGTGGACTGTTAGCAGGTAATGGATTAAAATTACCTAATGTACAGTTATGCTTGCACAGTAACATTGGTGCTCTACTTGGTATTCAAGGTTTGCAAAGTGAATTGCAAGATGCCCTATCTGAATTGCAAGGTGATTTAGAAAAATTTATGGATCACACTAAGTTTGACCAAGTATTGGGAAGACTTAATGGTGTACTAGCTGAAGCACAAAACGTTGCTAACATGATTAACTTCTGTAGTGCTCCAGTAGATCCTATTGCTATTCCAAATATGTTAGAACGTGCAATGGGTAGTTTCCTTGGCGCAGGTAAATCAATTACTGATGCTATTGGTGCTATCTCAGATGCAGACATGTGTGCTTGTATTAGTACAAACGGCGGCTTTAACAGTAATGTGTTTAATGGCGGACTACTTGGTAATATCTCAAATAACCTTAGTAGAATTACTAGCGGATCACTAATACAAAGTGAACTTGATGCAATCTTAAATGATGTGAAAAGTATTGGTTCACAAATTACTGGACTAATTGATTTTGAAAATACAATAGGCGGAAGCTATGCAAGAGGCGGTAGCCAGTTTGCTCCAACTGATCCAGGTTGTAATGCACAAATTGGTGTTATGCATAACGGAGCAAGTGGTGGTATTGCAGGTAACGCAAGACTAACAAGTCAACTTAAAAGTTTATATGATAGACTAGGTGGATATCCAGTACAGTATTCAAAAGGTGCAAGTACAGGACAACAATTAGCAGGACATCAATATGACGAAGCTGGTAATAGAGTTTTTGGTGAAGAAGTAATTGAATTTCCAAATATCTTCCATTTGTTATTAGACCAGGAGCTATTATCACTATTAGAAAAAGATGATAATCCAACACCTAATGTTGATACGCAAACTCCTGTAATGGATTATTGCGGAAACATTATAGGATTTACACAAAATCATCAACAGCGTGAAGACGAAAAAAGTGAAGGTAGTGTACCAGTCACTCCACAAGATAGACCAGGATTTAATGCTGGTGGCTTTACTACAGATACTAGTAACATATCAGGTAGTGGTGCAACAGTAAGCGGTACAACTGTTATTAATAACTTTGCTGGCACTGGAAACACATTGTTTGTAGTATCAAGTGAAGCGGCACAAAACGCACTAACAGCAAACGAAAATGATATTATTGTTAGAAGCGATATACTTACAGTATTCACTAGAAAGAATCCAACAACTAATTCAAGTGGTACAATAAATGATTATCAACAAGCAACTAGTACACTATTTGATTTTTTAAACAATTTGAATATAGAACCTAGCAGTGGACTAATTGTTAAAGATGGAACTGTAAGTAGAGCAAGAAGTGTTGAAGGCACAAGTGGACAAACTAGAGTTTCAAACGGAGATGGTATTGGTGGCAATATTAAAGTTGAACTAGAAGAAAACACAAGAATACCAGGCACAGCGGCAGTTAAGATACCGGTTGGTACAACTGCTCAAAGACCACAAACAGAAGTCGGCGAAATAAGATATAACAGCGATACACATAATATTGAAGCATATTTTGGTGATACTACTACTTGGAAGAGTTTATTAACAACATCAAGCAGTACTGGCATACAAGGTGGATTAAATGTAGGATCCGGCAGTCAAGTATTCAAAGATGCAAACGGATCAGACC